GTTAGGTTAGGGTAAAGACGTGTAAGGTCTTGGTCTTTAATAGCTAACATTAAATCCGCCTCGGAGGGGTGGATATTCTCTAGTAAGCTAATAAAAATAGACTCACGTTTTAAAGAGGGTAAATCCGCTCTGCAAAACACATAGAAACGTCTAAACTCTTGATGTACATTTCCTGGAGTCATACCAATAGGAGCTTCGTCTTTTTTATAAGGCGGTACTCCTTCGGGTAGAATAAACTTCTTTGCTGGGTCGTAAGCGTATTCATACACAATACGCAACCCAGCGTTAGCCATGTGTTTAGCGAGTAACTCGGGGTTATCGTTAATTTCTTTTAAAACTTCGGTAATATATTTTGCCATTAAAATTCCTCTAACTCAGATAATAGTAAACGACAGCGGTTTTCAATCAAGTAATTCATGATTGACATTTTATCGCCGACAACGTTATAATTTTGGTAAGCGTCTACGATTTTAGAACTTACTTCTACAGGTATATAGTCAAAATCAATTAACCTTACATTACGAGACCAATTACGTCGTTCTTCGTCATTAGCACAAGCTTCAAAACCCTTCTCCATAAACTCAGCTAAGCGTTTAGCGGTAACGGGTTTTTGACGCTCGCCCTTTACAAATACATCATCCGCTGACAAGATATTAGGAATACCGTCATCCCCCGCCTTTACCACGTGAGTAATGTACTTTTCGTGTAACTGGGCTTTGTTAGCTGTTAAGCGTTTCTTCATATAGGGCGAGTACTGATCAACGTTCGAGAACTTTTGTAATTGAATAAAGTCAGCGTCCGAAGATAAGATAATAACCTTTTGCGGTTCAGATTCTAAACCAACTTGGATTAAATTGTTATCTTGTGACCACTTAGCTAATACCGCAATCACATCATCCGCTTCGGCTTCGTTAATGTGAATAACCTTATAAGGAAAGTGTTTTTGTAAATCATCACGAATCTCCGATAGCGTATCAAAGATAAGTTTCCAATTTAAATCAGACTGTTCTCTGGACTTTTTACGCCCAGCCTTATAGTGTTCAAACACTTCTTTACGCCAGTATTTTCTACCGTCGCAACAAATAACCAATTCACCGTATTCTTTACCGTATTTTTTCTTATACGCTTTTAGAGTTGATAAAATTGAGTGACGGATAAGGTTCTTAACCTCACTCTCCGTACCTTGTAATTCTCGTTTGAAAGAAAGTATAGACGCCAAGGCTACTTGGCTATAATCTGCTAATATCATTTAAGACCTTTTAAGTGTTCAGGAAGTTCGCTTTTAATAAACGCAAATCCTTCGTTTTCTAAGAAATATTCATACATCCCCTGTATATAGGTTATGTGAGCGATAGCTTCTAGTATAAGAGCTTCGTTATGTTCTTCATACTTAAGTCTCTCAATCAACGATTTAGCACGTTCACATTTAATCATAGTTTAAAAGGCTCCAATAATAATACAATCCTCAGACACTCGACCGTTAGGTACGGAGGCTTTGGTTTTTAACGCTGTTAAAGAGGCGTTCAACTCTCGCTTAGAAGTTACATTGAATGTAAAATAAGTCTCTGGGTTACGAATAGTATATTGGGTAGATGTTTTAATATCGAAGCCAATAATAGAGGAGTTCTTAACGGATAAGCGAGTACCCTTTTCTGCGCAATAGATTTGTACTTTACGGGCTTTGGTATTATATACCCAAACCTCAGTAGAATCTACAATACGGGTAGAAGGCACGGACTTAAGTTTCAACTCATCAAACACTCTCATATAATTCATCTTAGCCACTAACTTAGCAGGGGTTTGCGGCTTCTTAGCCACTACCCTTTGAGACTTAGCGGTAACGATTTGTTGGGTACAATCGGATACAATAGTTGTAACAAACGCTAGTAACGCTCTTAGCTGACGCTTGTTAAAGTTACGATAACCCTCGCTCAACTGAGCGTCTTTACCCTCCACCGCTTCAGTAAGTTCTTTTACTAAAGAAGTGTAGAAAGAAGCGATATGCTTAGCGACGGGGGCTGATACGTTGTTGGCTAATAGGTAATTCTTAGCCGAGAAGTCGGAAGTCTTCAAAGCACAGAACTCGTCAATAGCGTAATCAAACTCAGCACCGTGTAGGTGAGCTAGGGCTTCAATACGTTCTTGAACGTTCACTACGGGAGCAGCGACAGTTAAAGTAGATTTAGTTTTAACAGGAGCGGGAGCGGTTAGACGAGCCTTTAATTCGGATAACATAGTATCGAATTTATTTTGCTCAGTAGTTTGGAGCGAAGTGCCACCCTCAATCAATCTGGCTAGAATACCAGCGTGACGGAAGTGGCGTTCGTCAATTTTCAATAAGCCTGCAGCGGTACGCTTATCGGTCTTAGCTACGTAACCGATTAACCACTTCTTCTTATCGAGGTCGGTGTTGTTGATATTATAATAGTTTAACGCACGAATGAGATCCGCCTTATAGTTCTCTGGGCGAATAGTACGTTCAACGCCTTTAGCTAGACGTTCGGCTTTTTCAATGATAGCGGTTCTTTTATCTGACATAGGTACTTACCTCCAAGTTATAGTATATTATACTATATTAATGGTTGTAAGTAAAGCTTTATTTTTTTTCATTAAAATGTTGAACCGAACCCCAGCTGAAGGAACGCCACCCATTATATTGTAAGTCGAATACACGAACAATATCTGGCGGACCTCCAGCCCCAGTACCTTTGGGCTTTGCGTGGGGCGGAATTAGTGAGTCGTTAAGGGTACATAGCATATATCTAGTGCCGTTTGTGGTCTTTTTAGTAAAGGTCACATAAACCCCTTTCGGGGATTCCGTCAGTAAGGGGTAAACCCGTTGCTGCATAAAATCGGCTCTAGATTGTTTCATTTTTTTAGTTTTCTTTAACGATTGAATCGTACAATTCCACAAACTCTTCGTGGTCTTGTAAATCTTGCATCAGACTTTGCTTATGGAAAGTTCTGGCAATCTTATTTAGCGTTTTCTTAGGAATCTGATGTTCCTTGTGTAAGTCGCCGATAATTTCTTTAATCAAGTCACGCTCAGCTTCAGCACGAACGAAAGCATTACTGATTTCAGACATTGCGGCTTTGATCTTTTTGCGGTCATCTGGGCTAATTGTAATCATACTCAATATATCTTTCTAAAAAAATTACTTAACGTTAATCATAGGCATAGTGGAACCAGTTACTTGCGGTAACTTACCGTCCCAGCGTTGAGCCTTAGTATATTCTACTAACTCATTAGTCAAACTAGCTTGAAGCAAACGGTTAGCGTCAGCCTCACCCTTGGCGGCAATTAACATAGCATCGGCTTCACCACGGGCTTTTTCACGTTCAATTTCCGCTTGAGCTTTAGCGGTTTGTAATTCGTTTTCACGTTGTTGAGCCTTTTGAGTAGCTTCGATTTTACTATTGATAGCTGAGGTAATGGTTGGCGGTAAACGCATAGCACCGATCCAAGAGATTTTCTCAACTACAATACCAATATCGCCTACTTCTTTTTGTACACGTTGGGTGACCTTATTCATTAAGGGTTCTTTACCAGCACCGTAAATTTCAGCTACATCCATAGTAGAGGTTTCGCTATTGATAGCGTCACGAACCATATTACGAATGTAAATATCGGTAATCTCGTCAATACCTTTACGATACTTCTGGAACACCAAGTCGGCTTTATCGGCTTTAATAGCGTAAGTAATACCTACGTCAGCGTTGATTTGTGTACCTTCACGGTCTTGAAAGGTAATAGATTCGTCTTGAACGCCAAGAGCTTTACCCCAAACAGCGGTTTGAGCGAAAGTAGGGAATAAGTACAATTCTTCATTCATACCTAACCAATACTTACCAGGACCGACTACTTCGCCAGTAACGCCTTTATCACCACCATATAAGTCGAACTTAACACCCACATTACCCGCTGGAACTTTAGAACAAGCTGATACGGCTAACAAAGCACTTACGGCTAAAGCTAATTTAATTTTACGCATATTATCTTTCAAAAATTTATTTACTATCGTCCATGTCATTTAAAAATGCAGCCATACACCAAGAAGCATACGCTACACCACCCAATACAATTAAAACGCCGAGGGCTACGGCGAAAGTGCTCTTAGCAGAGAACAAGAAGGGTAAAATAAACCCAACAAGTATGCCTAAACATACTACCAAAGCTACAACCAATAAGAATTTAGTTTTACTCATATACAAAAACGCCTTAATGATAAGAAATAATAGAATCCCAACGGAACGAACGCCACTCTTGTAAACTTTGTACGAATACTTTAGCGGTAGGCGAAGGAGCGGAATCCTTATTATACGCTACTTGGGTTTTAGGAGCTTTATCTTCGGGAATTAAATCGCCGTTTAACGTACAATCTAAAACTCGAATAGAACCGTCTACCTTAGCAAACGTTACATGAACGATACCCTTTTGGAGTTTGACATTTACGTCTTCGCGAAGATCGGTACTGTCGTTTAATTTAATTTGGTTAAAATTAGTCTTCGATTGCATCAATAAAACCTTTCAAATCATTAGAAAATTCACCCATTAAAGCTTTAAAGCTTTTCTTGGATAGCATAATACCACTGGTCACATCAAGAATAGGCTTATCGGGTTTACCGCTAGCCATAAATTTGGTAATACGAAGCTCAACGCAGTCGTAGTCATATTCAATAAAATCAAGGGTCACTTCGTAACCGCTTTCTTTTTTAATAGAATACTGTTTACTAAAAACCTTATTCGTCATAATCGACTTTTCCTTTATGTTTTGGATTACGTTCATACGCTACCTTAGAATCAACTACTCGCATACGATATTTCGGAGAACGTAAGTCCTTGGCGATTAAGTTCTTAGGCTTAAGCTTAATATCGTACTTCATTTTTGAGATAGCTTCGTAAATCTCGTCATCTACATCGTATTTCATATAATATACCCTTAGATACTTTTCGTCCCCATATAAGAATTATACCCTAAACTTAGTTGTAAGTAAAGGGTATTTTTAAATTATTTACATTAAAACACGTTTAGACTTAGGCTTTTCAGGCGGTAGCTCAACCGCTAAATCGTCTTCCAGTCTAATATCTTCTACAAACTGTAAGTCGTAGTGTTTCTTTTTCTTTTTCGGTCTATTGAAGAATGAGTCAATAAGGTCTTGAGATTCTTCAGGAATAGTTGGTACTTCTTCCTTCGGTTTCGGTTTAACAATTTCCTCAACAGTTTCTTCAGGCTCATTCACCACTTCAGGAATAGGAGCGGGAGTAACCTTTAAAGGCTCTTCCTTAACTACCGCTGGAGCTTCTGTCGGTGTAACGTTAGCTAAAGCTTCTTCTTTGGATACTCGTAATTGCCAATTCGCTGCCACTAACATCAATACAGCTAAAGGGTCAAATACAAATACAATTAACAATATAACTATACGAACCGCTTTCTCTAATAAATTAGAGTCAGGGTTATCGCCATAGATTAGAGCTGCGATGTATTTGATTGGTCCAACTTCGGCTTCGATTTTACGGTTTTCGGCAGCGAGGGGTGCTCTTTCTTTATTGAGTTCTTGGATCTTGGCGATAGAGGCTTGGATTTGGTCGTTAAGAGTTTTTCGCTCTGCGGTTTGACTTCTTCTAAGGTTGGCGGATTTACTGGCTCCTGCGGTGTCCGTAGATCGGGCAAGCGTTTGATCAACTGCAGCATCCAATTGAGAAAGCGATTTACGAGATTCATCTATGATTTCCTTTTCTATTTTAATTTTGCTATCGACAAATTCGATTTTAGCAATAACGTCCCCAGCGGGAACGGCTTGGTCTAAGTGAGCTTTGGACAGGTATCCAAAAATTCCCATAGAAGTTAAAAACATCAATACAATTAATGCTGTTAAAAAATAAGACTTCATCAGAAAAGGAATCTTTTTCCAAGAACGATAAAGCCACGAAGCTACTACTAGCTTGGATACCTCAAGTAGAGAACCCATAACTAGAATAGGTATAACGGCTGCAGCAAAGATAGCCGTCAATCCCATAATAGAATAGAAAGCTGCTACCGCAGATAATGCTAATGCTGTTGCGAAAAGTATATATGTCATAATTTATTTTTAATATGTGAACCGTGTATTCTACACATGATGTTATTATTATAATAAGCATCACTTTCCAATACTCTATGAGCGAATTGTTCCCTTGCTTCCACGTAAGAACATTCGGATTTAGACTTACAAAAAAACAAAATCTCTCGAGTAAATTTATCTACACCGAGAGATTCTATATCTTTGGTTAGTTCTAAGGATGACCCGTAATAGGTCATCCAATCAGAATCAATTTTACTTTTAATCTTTTTCTTTTTCTTAGTTCCGTTTTTCAATGTAACAGTTTTAACCGTTGTCTTGGAAAACTTCGCTAATTTCTTACCGATATACTTACGACCGCTAGTCGTATTTTCAATAAGGTAAACGAACCCCACACAATCGTCGGGTAATTCGTTTACCTCAGTTCCTTGATAAAACCACATTTTAAATTTATAAAGAGTTGATACCCTCTACTTATTCAGGTTTATCTAAGTCCTCTTCTTCCTCGTAGATATCAGCCGAACAAACGGGGCAGTAAACTATATCTTCAGTAGAAAGGTCATTATCCGATTTTACTGTAATCTTGCCATGAGATTGGCAAGATGAACATTCAAAATATTTTGTAGCCATCTTGCTTCTCCTTATAAGGTTACTTCACAAGCACCGCCTGCGCAAGCTACTTGGTCGTTTAAATTGGTATTGTCTTCTAACTCAAGAACTAAGTCTAAGTTAATATCGTGTAAATGGGTAAGCATTGATTCAAATACTTCTTTAGTACAGTCCTCAAACGGGGCTTGTACGTAAGTACCGTTATCATAAGGAAGTACAGAAATACCCGTATATGAATCACGGTTATCCCACATCCACTCACCCACAGTTTCCCACTCGGTATCTCTTACGGAAATTGTACAAGATACGTTATGGTGGTTTGAACCTGAGCGATACCCGTTATGAACCCAATCAATATTAAAACGTTTAACCCTTTCTAATAGGCTTAAGGCTGGCTCGGTACGTAAAATTGAACCAATAGGAGCAGCTTGAGGGAAACTCATTACCGCTTCTAGATGAGGCTTAAATTTACAATCTTCAATAAGGCTTGGGAAATTGTCGTTCATATATTTGAAGAGCGGTTCGTTTTTACCGACACGCATTCTACGAATATAATAATCGTTATGCCAAGCATGGATACCTGAAGCTGAACCTACCGTCAAGGAAGAAGTACCAGAAGGCTTAATACAAGTAGTACGAACCGCTGGGTTGATACCGATTAAGGCTGCAACTCTAGCATTTTCTTCTTTAACAATTTCAGCAGCTTGAACTAAATCAAACGGTAATACCTTACCTGAACCAATACCCGTTAAACCAACACCAATCAAAGCGTCTTCTTCCGTATTTTCACGCCATTGTGGACGTAAATAATGGAAGTTAGTATAACCCGCTTGTAAAGTACCTAAGAACGATGCAGCTTTAACTCTAGCATTTAAATCTTCTTGACTCTTAACGTCATCAACGTTGGTTTCAGTCAAGTTACAAAACTGCATATTCTTAAGCGAAATTTCACAACAAGGGTTAGTACCAATATCGTAGTCGTTAGTCCAGAAGAATCCTGGCTCGCCAGAACCTGAATCTTTCACTCGTTGCCAAATATCTTTGAACTGGTCTTCGCTAACTACACCACGCTTTAATACTACTGAGTTATTGGCACGACCACGTTGTGGGTTTAATTCCCACCAAGCACCCGATTTACAACCCAACATATCCATATCTTCAATACTGAATAAGGAGATTAAAGCCGCACGTCTAATACCGCCCGATAAAACAGCGTCCGCTACGTGACACATGATATCGTGGGCTTCTAGTGAACTCAACTTACGACCTACCGAATTATTCAATACCGCACGAATGTGGTCAAGACAAATACGCAACGGGTCAGGTCCAGGAGCTTTACCACCGCTGGTAATAAGGCGTGAACCTTTTTGTCGAATATCACGGAAGTCAAACTCAGGGTCAGATTTACCTTCAAAATAGGCACGTACCAAAATACGAACCGCATCAGCCCAACCCTCAATAGAATCGCCTACTAGGTAACGTCTAGAGCGTTTAATAGGTCCAACCACTAAAGGAAGCTTATCTACGTGAGGTTTCTGAACTGAAAAACCAACGCCTGAACCGCCTAGTAAAAGGAACATAGCTTCCCAAAAAGCCGCAGGATTATCTACCGCTACGTAAGCGCAGTTAAACATTCGGTTATTGGCTAACTCAATAGGGCGACCACCGAATTGCATAGAACGCATAGACGGTAATACTTTTTTAGTCTTAACGAAGTCGGTGTATAATTGTTTAATTTCTTTTTCTAGATGCGGGTATTTTAAAATATGCATACTAGCGTTACGGTCACACAAATCGTCCCAGTTTTCTCTACGGTTTAATTCTGGGATAAATTTAGCATACTTATTGAATACGGTAATATTAGATAAAATTCTTTGCGATACATCCATTTTTATTTTAGCTTTCTTGTTTGTTAATGTTGTTGATAATAGGAAATAACTTTGCGATAACCTTAGCACATACTAGGGCTACTTGGCGGTGTTCTTCTTGGGTACTTTCATCGGTACGAACTTCACAGTAGTGAATCCATGAGCGGAGCGAACCTTTCATGTACATACGACTAGCCGTTAGACCTTCGGGGAGAATAGCCCTAGCTTGTTCTTTAGCGATACCTAAAGATAAGGCTTGGGAATAAACGTCTCTTACATTGGCAATTAACTTACGCTGTTCATCTTCCCACCAACGAATAAGTTCTTTATCATCAGTAGGTAAACTCTTTTGGCGGTTAGTTGGGTCTTGTAAGCGAGTTTCACGAATAACAAATTCTAACTCTTTAACAGGGTCAGCGTATCGTTGGCTAAACTCTTGGAACACAAAGCTTTTGTGTCTTATAGCTTGGCGAGCGATATCTCTGGTAGTATTGATTTCAAGCGTTAAATCCACCATTTCTAACGGGCTAAAGTGTTTATGTCTTAGTAAATAATTTACTAACTTATCAGCAGTCTCATGATTCATTTGGTTGCTGGGGTTACTTACCCTAGCGCAATAGGCGATAAGTTCATGGGGAAGGGTTAAACCCTCAGCCACTAATTCCGCCGATGGGGTGGTATATGATATAAGTCTTACTTGCATTAACTTTCCTTTTGGTTTAACATTTCCGCCAAGTGGCGAATTTCAATTTAGCTTCTATTCCTGTAAAGGTATTCGTATTTATAAGGTTTATAATCTCATCTGACGTATAACCTAATAATATTAAATCGTTAATATCCTTAGCATCAACGCTATCCGGAAACATACAAACTTTATAATCCGAGTCAATATATTTCTTTAACTGTTTTACAATATCCTTATTTCTAGGCTCATTATCCATAACCAATGTACAATTAGCTTTTAAGCTCCTAATTATAGGGGTATCAAAACTAGCACCCGAAACCGCAATAGCGTTAGGTAAAAATAACGAATCAATTGGTCCTTCAACTACATAAATTGGTTTAGCGTAGTTTACTATATCTAAACCGTAAATCTTTTCTTGTACGTCGTCAATCTTTACAGTAAGATACTTAGGCGTTTCATCCCCATACGCTCTACCCTGATAGGCGAATACCTTACCGTGATTATTATAAAAGGGAATAATCATCCTAGGGTGTTCAAATTGAATCGGCTCAGGAAAGGTTTTTTTACCCGTCGACCAATTTACATAAGCCTTAAACTTAGGCGCAAAATACAACCGACCCCAAGCACTCTTAGGTATTTTACGCTTCTCTACGTACTTAACCGCAGGGTGCGTTGGGGGTAGCTCCGCTATACATACTAAAGGGTCTAGTAAGTCATCGCTAAGTTCTACTTCAACAGGGGGAGTTTCTACCGTTGTGGGTTCGGTAGTTGGGGTGATGTGGAGTACGTTGCTTTTATACTTCTCAAAAACGTATTCCTTATACAAATAAGAATCTAAATGTTTGATTAAGTTTCCAAGATTATTAACGTATCCGCAGTTGTGACATTTAACAAAAAGGTCGCCATTTGACTTATAGATAAAAGCCCTAGCTTTGGTTTTATTAGTAGAACTATCCCCGCAAATTGGGCAAGAAAAGTTCCACAAATAATCATTTTTTTGCTTAAAGTTTCTAAGCCTATTCGCTATCATACTAACGAATTTCAAATCTATATGCATCATATAAAGCCTTAACCTCAAGTAGTTATAACACTTATTATAGCGTAAGGATAGCTGTAAGTAAAGTATTATATTTCGTAAAGATTAGGTAAAGTCGCTTGACTTACAAGGCGTACCTTAGTATAATACCTTTAGGTTCTGACTTAACGTTAGTTAAGGCACTGCGTAGCAGTATCTAAGTGAATGTATTAAACGTATGTATAACAAAACTAAGTCTGTGAGCCTTTGGCTCACCTGCCCGTAGGGCAGTAAGTAAGTGTATAGGGTTAGTTGAATAGCTTTGAGAAAGTGTTAAGGTTACTGAAAAGGAATAGTATAACTGCTACTCCGCCCAGAATATACCAACGCCAAACTTCCAATACGGTAACTCTAGCGTCTAGGGCTTTAAAGCTATCTTTGTTAGATTTTTCAATATTAAGTATATCGTTCTTAATTTCATTTTGTATTTCTTTGTGTTGCTCTCGAGAAGCTACTGAATTCTCAGCCATTTTAATTTCAATACCCATTTCCATATCATCTATTTTAGATAATATTTCTTTAGTCTGGGTAGCAATACGAGCATTGATATCTTTTACATCGTCAGTACGTATATCACTTTCTTTTACCAATTGAGTAATTTTAGCGTCATGTACTGCTAACAACTTTCCAATATCGTCGCTCACTTGGGATATCTTTTCCAGTGATTGGTCTAATTTATTAACTACGCTTTTTAATACTTCTACTTCTGTCTCGAGTGCCATTGTATTTTCTCTCTTATTGTTCTTGTATTTCTTTTTGAGTTCTATACCACTCCTGCCACTGCATAACCAAATCCCTTAACTCGTAGTAGGTTAAGTAATTTTGGGTTATAACGTCTAGGGCTTCACTTGCTTTAACATCGGAGGCGGTTTCAGCATCTGGGATGGTACTTGGGGGAATGATTGCTTGACTGGCACTGTCGTGGAGCACGACGAAAGAATTAGACAACTCGCAAGTAGCGTTGATAGCGTCAGTGTTTTTAACGACTGCTTTAGTAGTTTCATTTCGTTTTTCCTTAATGATTTGCTTTTGTATAACTATCTTTTCAACGATTTTAACGTTAGCTTCCTTAGAGGCTTCTTCCTTTTTAGCTACTACCGTTTCGGCTTCTTTGACTTTAGTTTCCCAACGGGTTTGGTTTTCTACCCCGCCCATTAAATAACAACAAGAAGCTATTACCGCAATACCCACTACTTCTAACCCTAGGTTTACAAGAGTGTAAGGGAATATGGCGAACGAAGGGAAAAATCTAGCGTATAAGAATAACGCTAACCCGCTAACTGCTATAACGTATATACTCCAAACTGGTAAAAAATCTAATAGAAACATTTTATATTATCCCTTTATTTTGTAGGCGGTGAGCCTACGATTAGTTTTGGAGCAGACCTACGAGCCAAGCTACGATATTTTTTAATATCTTTTTTACCAATCTTTGGTTCCAACACCGAAGCTCCGGATACGTTATTGGTTGGTGCTCCGCCAACCGCCCCTTCCCCTTCCTCAGAGAAGAAGTCAATTAACACTTTATACTCCGGATATGTTGTAATATCTTGTTCAGTTATCATAGACTGAAAATCTTGAAAATTACTTTCCATTAACGGTATAGCGGTATCGTCTGAGTTATTATACGCTTCACGTACCAATACCATTGCAGCAACCATATTACGTAACTTAGCGTCTTCGCCAGGAAGTTTATTTATAATACGCTTCATATTAAACACAAGACGCACTAGGTAGTTATAAGCGTCCTTTTCGGCTGGGGATCTTAACGTAGATGCTTTACGTAATACTTTACCCTTATCGTCCACGATTCCGTGTTTAAACGCATCCGATTCTCCGAAAGGCGTAACTAGAAGCTTTAAAATTCTTAAAGCAATAGCGTTATCTACTAATGCGCTCATATTTTTCTCAACCTATCTATAATGTTTTGGTCTAAAGGTATTTCTGAAGCTACTATTGAATAGTTCGGAACCGTTTCGGGCATTCTTTCTAGGTAAGTTAAGAATGTAATTAACATTGGCCAATACTCTTCATCTATTTTGAAGAATAACATATTAGTGGCAGCTTCATTAAATAAATTATATATTATGATAATATGATTTAATATTAAACGTTCCTTCAATTCATTATCCCTAGAATACCTAGAGAGTAACTTCTTTAAATATAAAAATTTCTTTAAATCTTGGTCGAATTCCTCGACAGTTTGACATTGTGGGTTGTCGTAGTGCTTCATAGCATACAACATGAAATTGGAGTCGTTTAATCTTTCTTGCATTATTTATTTATATGGGGCTTATTCAGCCCCATTTTTAATTATGCTTCAGCGTCTGGTAATACAGCGTCGTCAGAACGGTCGCCAGTAGTTTCG